TTACGTTTGTAGAGACAACTCCGGACTAGGGTTTTTCGTAACTCCCACCTAACGCCTCGCACCTGCGGGTTCGGAACCCGATAGATCACTTACGTAATCTTGCTGCAGGAAAGTAGTAAACTTACCAGCTGTAACCTTCTGGTAGTTTACTAAAGATGATGTATTCACCCGTCGTAGATGTGGCTGTTAGATCCATGTTGATAGATCCAATGCCCGATACGGAATCTGGTGTGAAATCAATAATGTAAACACCACTAAGAGTAGTGGCGGCTGCATTAATGATAGCTCGTGTTGCGAGTACATTAATCGAACCCACTGAACCGCTAGTGAGCTGGATGCTAGAAATACCAGCTCCAGTGACATAAACGGAAACAGCAACACGGCCATTTAAATAGCAATACAATTCATCTACCACATTTGAATCAGCAATGAAATTAGCTCCTTGAATAGTTAAACCTGATACTGGGAACATATTAGTTCCTCCGGTAAGGGTACTACTCAATACCTCACAAACTGGAGGTAATTGGGAACGAGGTTCAGACAATGTAACATCAAAAGAGACGTACAATTCACCACACGAGGATGTATCTGAACCAAGGTCGGAAGCAAAAATCAGTCTACCAACGTCATAAGTTTTGAGATCAACAGAAGTCCCAATAGTATTCGCCGTAGAAACAGCTGGATATGTTCTGACATATTGTTCATTTTTCAAATAATGAGCAGGAATATCAATAGCCACTTCGTTCCAAATAGATTCTTCATCATTGGGAGCGATTGAAAACATAGCTTGTTTTGTGGCTGGAATTACATCCAGAGTATTCGAATTAAATGCTAGAGCTACCCTACCTTTGGTAGAAGTAGAAGCTGCAGGCACATAAACGAAACGAAGGCGATTAAACTTATATTTGTTATAATTAGCGGCAACATTAGACAACCAGGGGAACACTGTGGATGATCCTGGATTAACGGAATAAGTTGTTGTAGTGAAAGCAGTAGCTGCGTTAACTGTGCCAATGTACTCAGAATGAGTAACAGCGACAGTACCATTCCTAGAATAATATCTAGGCGTAGACATTGCAACCTTGCGAGACATTGAAACCGGAGCTCTTGTAAGAGAGTTCTCGGTTTTTCGTATCTCCGCCTTAATCTTAGCGTTGATAGAACGAGGTCCACTAACCTGTGAACCGTTATTTTTATTACCACTCTTACCTGCAGCCTTGGGAGCATTGGTACTGGGTGGTGGTCCTCTAAACTTTTGTAGAGTAGTGTTGCGAGATTTTACCATCTTAGCGTAAAGGGATCCTAAATTTCCTAGATCACCTGCTTCTTGGATAAATTCCGCGTCAGCAATTTGCCAATTAACTCCTTGAGCCAACTGGTTATCGTGTTTTTTACAAGCCCGGCCTAAAGCAGTCCTGGGATTGTGAGAGCCTTTCTTAACAGATGATTGGAACTTATTATCAGAGATATAAGGACCACACCAACCGTCAGTTAAATAGTCAAAAATATTGACTAAAGTATCTGAGAAGAAATTGAAGAGTTTTATTGTCCCCATGCCAAGGGGTGAGTTATAGGCGCCATTGTACGTGGTGTCGTTTTTACAGGTTAACGACTTTGACCGCTTTGAATTTAACGTCTCAAAGTCAAGACTAAAAATTCCTCCATTTAACGTCATTGGAGGTTGACAACAACCTCAGTTGTCAGTCAAATAGAGTACTTCGAAGCTAGGCCAATTAAATGCATCAGTAATACTCAGACATTCATTCAAATGTCCAAGCAATTCACATTCCATAGCTTCGAGGTCTAATCCGTAACGATCCATAAACATGATCTCAGCTTTGGGCTTATCCATGCTATGTCCGTTACCAAAAGCAACTTTGTACTGTTCTTCAGGATCTACATAATTTGATGCCTGAACCCGACTTAATTTGTCTAGGCACCAATCAATATAAATTCCAACAAGTGGCACATGTCCCTGGGTATTCTTCAACCCTAACAACATGCCCTTAACTTCAGGTAAAGAAAGATTTTTCATACTCCAACCAATTTTTGCAAGCATCTTACCAGGTTTGCAACCCAATACATACTTGTCTGACCAAGATGTTAAATTATCAACTGGCCAGAAAATACCGGAGCAGAATTCGGCTTCAGCCAAATTCATAGTAACCTTAATCTTTGGAATTAGACCAAGTGAAGATAGGTACGCCTCAACAGCTACTCGTAGTTCATCCATAGTTCCACTCCAACCCCCAGGTTGTATTATAGTGAGTGAATCATCACCTACCACGATGATGTACACATAAACTTTGTTAACTCCGATTGTAATGACACACGTACGTATGGAAATCCCGTTTATGACGGAATTGCCACAAGTGGTATCAGGCACACCAGACTGCATTTGATGGGAATAGTTGTAAACTATCCCTCTACTTGTAACAGCTCTTCTCTTATCTCTGCAAGCTACCGAATACGCGGCGTTGGGGTACTGGTCGATCCCACAACGTTTATACAAATCTGATAGAGTCATCGCAGCTCCGACTTTCTGGGTACAGTCGAAACTAGTATAATCGATTTCCATGATTATGCTATTCTCTTTCAAATGTTTACTCAACCAATTTCCTATGTCCTCACCGGTCATTCCACTGGCGTAGCACACATTGGAATCTTGGTTCCATTCATTCTTAATGTGTTTATTGAGTTGGTGAATAAAAGGTCCCAAGGCGGCATTGCTTGCTGGAGTACCACCTTGAATTAATCTAGGAGTGAATTCTTCAACTACATCTCCCAACGTTTTATTCTGTTTTTCGCGTTTTACGAAGGCTTTGATCGTGAGGTCACTACGACGTAAGGTCCCCTGTTCTTTAATCTGGTCAAGTCCAGTTTGATAAAGCTTTCTTTTTCCATGATCCTTGATGCTCGCTAACCACTCTTCTTCGGCTAACGGCAATGGAGCCAGTTGGAAATCATAGACATTCAACTCTGTTTTAAGAGTATCTCTGACATGTTGCCAGTTGCCCATATTTTCCGTTGGTGTTTCCCTTAAAACCCTGTTCCTTATGGCAGTCTCTTCATTAAAAGCTGAACCATTAACTACTACAGGTATGTGTCCTTGCAAAGAAGGTAACACGGGAAAACAACCTCTCCCTATTTTTTCGTCATGTCTTGCGTTAGTTACATTGATTTTCCCTTCCCCACCGGGCTTCTTAATATCTGTGACGATATCTTTTCCGTCAGTCCCATCTGGGAACGATTTTTTCATATCAACAGGAAAACTAAACCTACAACATTCATCGAAATAGTTGAATCTTTGTCTTAAAACAACAGCCGGGTCTTCTTCATAGACGGCATCACTCACCCCACAACACAGGTAACTCTCTAGATTAAAATCGAGTAATTTCGACAATCTAGCATACGCTTTTAAATATTTGGGTTGAAGTAAACTCAACAAGGTGCTGGCTTCAAAGTCAACACCATATAGGAAACCGAGAGCCGCACAATTTAATACAGCATGATACCTAGTAGTATCATTGAGCTTAATTTTGCGACGATGTAACAACTCTCGGGATTTTGCTACACACTTCTGGAACGTATCTTTGTTCCTTTTAAGTCCCACTATATGTGTGGCGACTTGTTCCACAATTCCCTTCGGTATTAGGTGACAATTACTGCCCCTAGAATATGTGAAATACATCCCAAAAATGCCATATACTTTCAATTCTGGCACTTCTAAGAAATTGAAAAGGGTGGTGTATGCCTCCTCTTCTCCTTTAATGACTTGGACGTCACCCATATAATCGCCATCAATATTACTAACGCCTTGACGTATATTCTTGATGCCGTAGTTGACTTTCAATATCGGACTTGGATAAAATTTTACTAAATAGCTGTCTCCGATTTTTTCCGCTTCCCAAACCATAGCTTTTCCCGCATATTCATAATATTTAGGGCCATTCTTACCTAAATATAACCAGAAAAGCGGGTCATGTCGATAGCAATGAGCATTGCCATTAACTCCCATAGTGACGGTTCGCATATCCGTCACTTCATATTCACTCTCATAATTAACCCCATTGAAATGTAATTTACCATAAAATTCGTTGAAGCTATGTACTACAGCTATCAACCCGAAATTGCTGGCTTGTTTTGAACGCACTACCAGTGCTAATATTTCATCTTGAGTTAAATAATATAATGAGTGAATGCTCATATAAACATCCGATTGTAATGTACAATTCTGAACCTTGTGCTCTCCAGTTCGAAATTCACCAAAATCCTTGTGAATAGGATGTCCCAATCTTTTCCCGCGTCTGACAACATCCATCTCATCCAGAACTGGATTACAACAGTGAACGTTCGTACGTTTAGCGTAATAATGACGGATAGGGTTACCGCCAATGTCCGTTATGATGGCAGACTGACCGAAAGTAGTTGTAATACTTTCATAAGCAATGTCTTCCAGGACGACCCTCTCCATAGCACTAATAGGGTGAGGGTGTGGTTGCTCATTACCACATTGAAATCTGTATTTCGGAAAAGTAGTTTCTAGAATATTGATACAACTTTCGCTGATCAAATTCTTACGATATATAATTTTACGTGTATCAAATATAATATTTTTATTTTGTTTTTGGTTATTTTCTTCACATGAATTTTCCGAAATTCCTTCAGTAATCGATAAAGTTTTTAATTCGTCAGGCCCCAAGGTGGTGATAGGTTCGTATCCTTCGCCAACTTTCTGGACTTTCTGCCAATTCAAAACTCTTCTGCGTTTACTGCTGAGCACTTTGTTTTTGTTTATGGGTTTCTTCTCGACTAATCCCATATCCTCCAACACATCCAGCGAAGCTTGCTGGGCATCACGATTAATTTTTGCTAAATCAATCTCCTTATCAGGAGCCTT